TAGTAGTATGTTTGTTATGGGATTGAAATTAAAGATTATTGTTCCAGATGATGATAACATGCCACAAATTTAAAAAATAAGATCTTAAATTTTGATTTAAAATTTAAGAATGAAACAATTTGAAATTCGTTTAAAACTTTTACTATAAATTTTAAAAAAAATGGAACAGTGTTATTGTTTAAGTTGTCGTTATCTTAAACGGGATGATGGTTTTGATATATGCTGGAAATGTAATGAAGATGAAGTTAAACAAAATCATATTAGGTTAAACCTAATTGGATTAAAAATGTTTCAATATAAAACAAATAAAAATTAAACTTTCTTACCAAAAGCATCATTATAAGTTACAGTAGCTTCTTCATAAGTTATATGTTTTTTACTGAATTTCTTTTTAAGAATTGCTATTATCTTCTTTAGTTGCTCAATTACAACAACTTTAAATCTATTAATAAGATCTGTTATGAACAATATAAGTATCTCTTGAGGTTTCATGTCCGAAAACATGCCGCAGTTTAACTAAGATATATTAATCTTTAGATTTAGTAAAAAAACTTGATTTATTTTTAAAAATGTTTAAAAATAAATGAAACAAAGATAAAATGTCTACACCACCGATTAATATTTTAAATCTCAATGATGAATCTCCAGAATATTCTGACGAAAGCGAAGAAGTATTTGAATCAGAAGAATCAGAGGAACCAGAATCTGAATCAGAAGAGGAACAACAATCAACCATCTCAGTGTCAGAACTTTCAGAGGCCGAACCATCAGATGAGCCAGAACAGCCTAAACGACCTACCTCCAAACCTAAAAAGAATAATATTGCTGAGACGGTCCTTACAATGCGATCCAGAGTAAAACATGTAACACCAGAATCATCAGAAGAAGAAGAAAAACCTAAAAAAACAGCAGGAAGAAAAACAGGAAAATTTACTAAACCTAAATATGCTCTGGAAACAGTTGTAGGATATAAAGGAAAAGAAAGAGTGTTAAAATTAGTAGGAAAATTTGCAACCATTCAAGAAATAGCAGATCATTTACAAATAACTTATAGCAAAGCTTATAGAATTTGGAGAGGACATGATGTCCTATCAAAAAAAGTTGTGATAAGCAAGTTAGAAGAAAAGATTAGTCGTTATTAATCTTGAATTAATAAGTTTATTAAATCATTGCAGCTAATATCGGGGTTCTTTTTTAAAGCATCACAAGATATAAAAACTTGGTTATATTTCCTAGCATTAATTTCAGGTGTTAGTCTAGGATCATCTTCCATTCCTCCTACTAATAAATCTAAATCCATACCATTCTTATATTGTTCATAAACAGCTTTAATAGTTTTAATAAAGACAATGTTTTCAAATCTCTTATCCATACTAATAAGAAGATTTTGTAATCTTTCTTCCTTAGTACTCATTTTTATTTTTACGAATTTTAAAAATAAAAAAATCAAATTTACTACAAATTTAAAACTTTATCTTTACCACTACCTGATATTTGTCCGAAAATACTCTTACTGACCATAGGTAATACTTTTGCTAAAGTTAATTTACTGTTAATTCCTAAATTAGCAGCGGTATAACCGTCTTCTTTAGGATATTTATTGTAACAAGTGATTGCCTCCCTATCAGCTTTATTGATAGCATCAATCCTTTCTTTATCAGGTAATTCGACAGCTTTAACATAGTCCAAATCATGTTGTTTACTACAAGCGTCAATGTTGTTAAAAGGAGGGAAGTCTCTAATATGTTTTAAGTCTACACGAGTTCCAGGTCCGGTAAAATTATGTCCTTTCCAGTGAAGCTCTCCTGGTAACAATTGACGTACCCTTTTTGGATCTTTAAATGATCTTCTGTAAAGATTTGCAGCTTTCATAAAAATACTTTTACCTAAATCAGCAAACCAACCACCACCACAAACTCCACAACTACCACCACAGCTACCATTACACTCACTACAACCTCCAAATGGTGTTCTATAACCTCCAGTAACTACTTTATAAGCAGCAGAAAAAGGATTGACAGGATTAGACCAAGGTTCTCTAATAATTTTACGATCATACATCATTTTACTAGGTAAAACAATACCAGGAGGAGGATTGATACCAAGTTGATCAAAATAAGCAATAGTCCAAAAGTTAATAACTTGTTTAAAGATATCTTGTAATGCATCTATTAATTTAAACTTTTCTTTACCTTTAGCTTTAACGACTTTATTTAAAACTTCAAGAACATCATCTAAATCGTCACCATTAAGCTCCAAAACATTGGATAAAGGTTCTCTTAACTGATCTAATCGTTTATTAATTTCAACTAATGGAGGATTCTTTTTACCTAAAACAATTCGAATAGCACTTATTTCAGCATTAACTGAATAAAGAATATTAACACTAGTTTTAAGAATTTTAATGTAAGATTTTATAGTAAGCTCTACATCTCTTTTACTAAATCCTCGTTCAGAAAAATTCCAGTCCTTATTATCCCAATTCTTAATTATCCATTTCAAAAAAGCAAAGGCTCTTTTAACAACTTTAAAAGGTTTATAATGAAAATTACTGTAATATAATTTCTCAACTTCAATAGGTAGATTTGCAGGAGTAAAACACTGAGAATCAACATTAATTCCTTTAAAATAACCATTTGTAGTTGTTCCTAAAGCAATAAAGTTAGTAATTTCAATATATTTACCTGTTCCAACTTGAGCAATCATATCAATCTTAACAACAGTTTTATCCAATACAGCCTCAGATAATTTATAATTACCTAAACTAGTTTTTTTAAAACCTTGTTTAATTTCTTCAACAGTCCAACGTAAGATAAAATGGCTTCTTAATAAATTAAAAACTGTGTCATAATTATCACCATTACCATTTCTTACCCCATTTTTCTTAATAATATTTAATTCTTTTTTACTTAATAATCCTAATTTCTCCAACTTCTCACTCTTACTAATTAAATCTTTACTAGGGGTGTAAATTCCATTACTTAACTTACCAACACAAAAGTAATAACCTCTATCTATTCCAGCTTTAACTTCTGAAAACCAATGTTTTTTATTCTTAAGAATCTCTTCTACAACCATTTGAATGGATTCTGCAGATTTAGTTCCAACTTCTTTAACATTTTTAAACTTATCCACCAATTGAATAACATCAATATCTCCATAATGATCACTCATTCGATTAACATAACTTCCAAATGGTGCACCAACATTACCAATAGGAAGTGAGATAAGCTTAATGTTTTTAATAATATTTATAGGCATATCATCTAGACTTTTCATCTGTAGGTATTTCCTGGTACCATAAATGTAATCCAATGATTTTCTGTCCGGATAAGCAATCTTCATTTTTTCTTTAGTTTTTGATCTTTTATGTTTTCATAAAAGATTAATTTAAAATTATTACTTATTGTCCATTTTTCCATGCTTTATATGAAGGCCCAGCAGCACACATAGCTTCTCCATAAGTTACCTTATTAAGCTTAGCCCATTCCTTTACATATTTAACCCAATCACTGCTCTTAGCTGCTTTACGCCCAGCAGCAACTTTCTTCTTCTTACCTCCAGCCATTATACCAGCTTGAATACCAGCGTGAATTCCACCTTTCTTAGAAGGTTTCTTTTTAGGGGCAGCTTTTCTTACAGGAGCTTTTTTAGGTCCAGGTTTCTTTTTCTTACCACCAGCACCCATTCTAATTCGTCCATCTAATACTTGCATAACTCTATCATGAAGATCCATTTTTAACTTAATATTTAATCCTTTAAATTTATAAACTCCTAACCAAAATAATTTAAACAGCTATTTTAATCTAATAAAACCATGATAAAGATACTAGATAGAATTAAAAAACTAGAAACAAAAGTAAAATTAATCGAAGAAAATTCAATTGATAACGATGAACATTTTCAATTAAAATTTAATAGATTAGTAGATGAAATTATTGATATAGAAGATAAGATGAATATTATTATTAAAAGATTAAATGAATTAAAGTAAAATTGATTCGGAATTAAAATTTTAACTCTGAATTCAAAACAAATGAATAAGGATTGTTTATTAATTATTGCTCAACAAGCTCATATGATGTGGTGGGAGGATCATGAAGCCAATAAAAGATCAATAGAATTTAAATCACGTGAAAAATTTTATAATGAAAATTTTCCTGATGCAAATGATCAAACTTTTTTAGATGATATTCGTAGAGATGGATATGTGATGTGTCTAAATTGTGATCATGATACTAGTGAATATTATTTAGAAGATTCACTTAATTTCTAAAAATAATTGTTTAAATATTTCCATCTATCGTCCTGTTTAAAATCAGGATCAGGTCTACAAAGCTTTAACATCAACAAAACTTTTATATGTTTAATGTTAAAGCTACTACTAGTTCTTAAATTTATATAACTTTTATTAGAGTTATATGATTCCCACCACAACAAATGAGCCATTTGAGCTATAATTAATCTTATATCTTTAGGAATAAACATTTGTTTTTACCCACTTATTTCTTTTTAATCCTAGGATAATTTGGATACTCAGCATCTAAAATTTTCTCCCACATTATTCCAACTTTATTGTCATTCATCAATCCTCCATCATATTTAGACTTATGTGTCTTTAAAATTCTAGCCAATTTAGTAGGGTTCCACTTTTCTTTACCATATTTACCTGTTTCTAATGCTTGATTATCAAGTAAAAAAGGCATTTTAGTTATAGGATATTCATCAATCCAATACATTTTGTAAATTAGTTTAACAATCTTTGCTTCATCAGGATTAATTATTGGTTTTGAATCCTTTCCAGTTACCAAAGAATAAGTTCCTGCTTCTTTTTCAGTTCCTACTAAAGAATAACCATATGGAACTCTACCTCCAGTCCAACCATATCTATCTTTTTTAATTCCTCTTCCTAATTTACTTCTTTCTTTAATAGTTCCATGCTCCATTTGAGCAAAAGTAAAGAACATAGCCATTCTTGTTTGACCATCAACAGTTAAAGTATCTATGTCATGTTGACATTCGGCTACAGTTATCTTATATTTCTCCAACGTACTAATAATTTGATAAGCTACAGTCATTTTACGTGCTAATCTATCAAAAGCATGAAAAACAATAACATCAAACTTTCCCATCTTCATATCATTAAATAGATTAGACAAAGCAGGTCTTTTATCAGCCTCAGTGGTTCCAGAAACTCCAGCATCACTATAAGTTCTGAAATGAGAAAATTCTTTCTTATTTATATATTCTTTACATTTTTCCTCTTGATATTCAAGTGAATAACCATCTTTTTCTTGTTCTTTGGTGGAACATCGAATATAAATTGCAGCAATCCTAGTCATTTTAAGTATGATTTTTTATTTCTTTTTGATTTAAAAAATATCATCCTACCTCAGATCGTTTTAAATTATAGATCATCAAACGATCAATGAAAAAACGATACCTTTATTCAAAAATTGATAAGTTTTAAATAAAAATTTATCGAACAACTAATTTTAAATAATTATAAGGATTTATTCATCAAAATAAAATGGGTAACGCTAAAAATAAACGATTGTTATTGGAGTCTTATCAGATGTTCATCTTATTGTTTAGAAGTAAACATGTTAAAGATGGACATAGAGAATTAAGTTATAATCAAGCTAGAAAGAAGATTAAAGAAGGAGAGTTATGGTCTAAATTTAAAGATAAGATGGAAAAGAAATATGGTGATAAGTGGTTCAGGTTGGAAAATGCTTTTACTCTGATGACTGTTGAATCAGGAAACTCTAAAAAGAAAAGAAAAGTTGCTAAAAAATAAAAAATTATCTTTTTTAAAAATCTGGAAGGTTAATACCTTTGTTTCATTTTTAGCCTCTTTTCAAGATTTATTTTAATGATAATTTATCATTAAAAAATTTAACAGATTTATCTTTTTTAGCTTTTTTTGATTATTTCTATCTTTTTAAATTGTATGATCGATAGTAAATAAATCCATAGCTGCACTCCAATTAATAG